TAACTCCTCCAGGATTAGATAAAAAAACTTGACCATTGTAAATAAATTCAACATGTGAATATTTTCCAAGAGTCCACAATGCTATTAAATGCCCTACCAGTCTCTTAGGCTTGTGGAAACATATATATAGCTTGTCTTTTTCTAACTGCATAAATACCTCCTAACCTTGTTTTATTTCACTTTCAAAAAGTTTATCGTACTCTGTTTCAGAATTAAATGTTTTCAGCTCCTCAATCGTTTTACTTTCTAAACTATGTGATAGAGTTGTCTCGGCAACCATTGAAGTAGTCGTGTGCTTTCTCATTATCTCACTCATTTCAATAAATTTTTGGACCGAAACATTCACATACTTTTCGGATCCGTCCTCAGTGTAAAATTTCCAATTACTATACTCTGTATTCATCAGATCAGCCATTGCTTGAGTGAAGTCCGGTTTCTGACCCTTAGCAATTTTACCCATAAGTCCGAGAACAAACCTAAGAACTAAACTGAATAATATTTTAGTTATGTTAGATTGGTCTATTGTTCTATTGTGTTGCAAATATTTGATCCCTTTAACTTCAAACTCAAAGGGTTTCTTTTCCCTTTCAAGTCTTAACTGGTACAACTCCTGTTTCAATTTTTCGATTTTTTCTTCTTTTCTATACTTCATTTGATTGTTTTCTATATACTCAAACTCAGATAATTCAACTGCCTTGATTTTTCCGTTTTCTATCAGTTCATTTTCAGCTAAAGTATATTTTCCAGTCCTGTAAAGTTCCTCTTTTGTCGCCTCCCTTAGATTTCCGTTGTCCAAAACTGGATTTTGATATTCCAATTCATTCCAGATGTGCTTTTTTGAATCCCAGTCTGGATAAAATAAATTCGGCTCTTTTTTGAAATCTTCCAGATTGGTAATAACAGGTCTCGCTACTATCTCAAGACTTTTTTTATCATAAATCACAATATTCATTTTTTATTTTCCTTTCTATTATTTTGCTAAAAAACTGACGTTGAAATACAAATACCCCAATAATTTGATATTTGACATCAGAATTACGCGACCATCAACTTCAGCATTAAAAACACAGGCTTGTCCTCCACTTGTATTTCCCACGAAACTTGTCCGACTTCGAGGTCTGAAACCGTCTGGAAGTGTTAAAATTAAACTTCCGTTAGTTCTGCCATTTAATTTTTCGTTATCGTCTATGTTCAGGAATACCACTCCTGCCTTTTTATATAGAGTTGCAGAAGAAAATCCAGCAATCTGACTTGCATTTAAAGTTCCTTGTGTAATTTCGTGCAAATTTTCCAATTTGTCTGAAATTGGCTTATTAGAAATTGCCCTGAATTTTGACACATCATTATATGTTAAATTAGTGTCCGCGATACATTCGTAGTAATATTTTGTAACGTTGTCGTAATAAAACTTACCTTTTGTCTTATTTCCTGTATCTTGAATATTTCCACCAAACTCTATTCCTATTATTTTTGCTAATGCCTGTATTTCCAGATATCTTCTGTCTGCCGTTTCTCTTGTTAAGTATGTCATTGAATTATCTATTGTTACATTTAAATTAGCAGCCTGATCGATTATAATAATACATTTCTCTACTATGTCTATCGCATTTTTTCCATTGTAAACAGGGATATAATCGCCATCTGTTCCTTTATTGTATGCATATAAAATTTCTGTTCCTGAATCATCCTGGGCATAAATTCCCATCTCTGAAATTTTATATGAATTCGTTATTGTACTTGTACCACTTCCAGTTTTGTTAGAAACAATGAAAGTAAATTCCACTATTCCATTTTCTTTTCTTTCGTAACTGTTCACAGGGAATTCATTTCTTTTGTCCAGTAAATCTGTTAATTCCCTGTCATTTCCTGTGTTGTATCCAGCTCCAATCTTAAATTTTGTGATATTTATTTTAGTCTCGTTATTTATTGCCTTTGCAAGAAGCTCCCTTCCTTTATTAGTCAATATCCAACCTATGTAATTAGCCATACTACCTCCTTATCTAATCCCTATTGTATTTTCTTTTACAGTTACATTTATTATTCCTTCACTTAAATTCTGTTCCATCCACGGAAGTTCAAAGTTTCTTTCATTCAGAATATTAATTATCAGTTTTTCAGAAAATATCCCAATATGCTTTCCAAACTCTGCAGTCCTGTCAAATGTCAATGCTTCAAGCCAACTTCTTTCATTCTTATATTCATTGACTACATCTAATACTTTAAGATAATCTTTTTCATCTTTAAGTTCTCCCAAAGTAGATATTTTAAAATATCCTGGTCGACCACCATACTCAAACCATTCTTTTATTTCTGCATTTCCAAAAAGAATTTTACAAATAGCCTTTACACTTCCAAGTGTTCCTTTGTTAAAATGGGCTATTACTGCTATTTTTACCAATTCTCTCTTGCTTTCAAGACTGGCATTTTCTCCAACATAATCTACGTGATATTCCCACAATAAATAATCAATTTCCGTTTCACTTAATTTATCAATATCAAGAAAAAATTTGCTTATTATTCTGTTTTTCTGTTGTTTTATTGCATAATCTATTGATTCGTATATCCATTTTGTTGTTTTATCTGTAAGAGTCGATTTTGCGGCAATGTCAGTTAATTTTAAATCTTGTACAGTTATCATAACTCTTCAACTCCTTGATAGTTACTTGTTATGCTGTTATTTATTCCAACCTGGTTAAAATTCAATTTTTGGAATACAGGGCTTCTTAATACCACTCTTTTTACTCCAGCAATTTTTAATCTTTTAATCAGTTCATCTGGATTAATATCCTTGCCTATCTTTTCTTTTTGCCAGTTGATAAATTCCTGTATAGTCTTGTCAACATTAGATTTTATTATATTCACAAGAGTTTCATTATCCTTATCAATATAATAATCAAAATCTATAGAATAATTGACTTTGTTTGGCTCCTTGATATTCACATTGTCAGTCAGAGGACGCACATTTTCGTCATTTAGCACTGCTTTTACTTTTTCCTTAAGCTCCTGACTTACTGTGCCGATATCTGTCCAAATATAGACATCCACATTAGTAGCACTAGGAGAATGAACTTTGACATCAATAATATTTGTACTTGCTGTCTTAGTCCAAAAAGCGTATGCTCCTGAACTTCCAGCCGTGGTAAAGCTTTCAGGAATTTCCCTTATTCTTTCCCTGTAGCTTTCGTCCGCTTCTTCATTTGTTCCCGAATTAGTTTCTGTGATGTTTTCTACTTTTGAATAATTCGGATAAATGTCCACCATATCTTTAATTTGTCCAACTGGAATACCATTTCCAATTGTTCCTACTTTATTACAAGTAGCTTTTCCGTCTATTGACAGATTTCCTTTCAATATTTTGTATTCCTCGTTTGTTTCAAAGTAAAGTTCATTGTAACGTATTCTTGAGCCCTTCGGAATAACTATGTCAGTTGCTTGAACACTAGATATATAAAATCTGAAAGTTGCTATTGCAGGCTGTTCTACCAGCCTTTTACCTCTGTTCCCATAGATTTCTCCTTTCAGGTCAAGCCTTTCATTTCTGGCATATCTCAAATAATTCTGTTTTATATCATCATTGTATTTCTCTTCTAACAAAGCCAGTTGATACGCTACTGTGCTGAAAATTAATGTCTCAGGGCTTGCTTCTGTCAAGCTCCTTCCGCTAAGTTCCTGAAATTTATTAATCATATCTCTTTTTATTTCCCAAGCATCACTGTCTATCGCTTCATATTCCTCAAAATTATCCAATATTTATCACCTCAATTCCCAATTCAATATCAAAATCATTATTGTGTTTATCTATCATTTTTATTTCTGTGGTTTTTAAAATTGCCCTCGGCTCATATTTCCTGAACATCTCAAGCAACTGAGACATTATTTTATTTTCCACAACGTTTATATTTTTATCTATTAAATCGCTGTCAAAACTGAAATCACGGTTAAGTGGCTGTTCTTCCTTACAAACTCTTAAAAGCATTCCAACATTTGTTACAACTTCCTCAATATAATTTTTTGGAGAATAATTTATTTTTTGATTAGATGAAACATGTATCATTATTTACCTCCAATCTGATTTCTCAAAAAATTTAACAAGATCTGTCTGTCGGTTTCAGAAAAGTTTTTAGCATAATCAATCATTTCATTAACCTTATCCGCTGCAATCGTCCCAGCCCTTACTAAATTCATCAGTTCATCAATTTTGGCATCTTTTTTGATTTTTTCGAGCTGGCTCAATATTTCTTTTTTCTTATTTTCTGCGATTTGAATAGCTTTATCTACTTTTTCAAGCGTGCTATCTACTTTATTTTTTACTTTTTCCGCAAATTCCTGTAATTTTGTTTTCTGCTCGACTTCAACATTCGTAGCTTCTGCTTCAACAAGTTCTTCCTGTTCTTTCTTTTGAACTTTTAACTGTTCTATTATCTGATTATATTTTTTAGGATCATCTATATATTCCTTTAACGTCAAGTCTAAATTTATATAATCAAATTCGGAAGTTTCTTTGTTGAAATAAGAATTCTTTTCACTCATATCTATTATCAAAAACGGAAAAGCTCCAAATGTCTGTCCCCCTAATGTTAAATAACCATACTCTCCGAACTCCCACATAGTCTTTATTTTATCAAGCTGTTCCGATGGTGTTGTTTCTTGTAATAATGAAGAAATCAATGTAATTCCAAAAGTTATTTCCGTTAATTCTCTGCCTTGATGTCTTAACATACCAGGACCATATATTGGGTTGTGTTCAGAAATTTTAGATTTATATGATCTATTTATCTGATTATTGATTGAAAATACTTTTTTGTCGGATACTTCAAATATTACATCTCCGAGACTCCCTATCATTGTGGACCTCCTGTCATATCTCCGCCAGCAGTTACTCCATCATGTTTATGTGTATTAAGATTAATACTTCCACCAGTTTTTGTAGTTCCACTGACTTCCAAATCTCCATTAATTACAATCTTGCCAATATTTAAAGTCAATGTATTTTTATCATAGCTCCAGCTTCCACCATCAGAAAAAGTTCTTTTTACTTCACTTTCACTACTAGAAGCACCACGCATAGGACAACCAAGTACAACTCCCTGTTCAGGCATTTCTGAAAAGAATAAGCAATAAACAGTTTGTCCTAGTCCAAGTGTATAATTATCACTGTGGCTTTCAGAATAAGGAACTAACACATTAAGCCAGTCCGTTGTCTTATCATCATCGCCCTTTAACAGCACTCTTACTTTTCCAGTTTTTGAATCTATCGCACTCACTTCTCCCGCTTTTAATGTTTCAATCAATTTAACCACCTGCCTTATCACTTTTTTGTAACAAAAAAATCACAATCAAATTAATGACTGTGATTCCTATTTTTTAAACTACTCTATTTCCAATTCTTTCTCTAAGGCTTCTTGCAACACTTTTGAAAAATTTATATTATATCTTTTTGCTGTTTCATTAAGCCAGCTTGGTATAGTTACATTTTTTCTAACCGTTGTTTTTTGTGTTTCTTTAACGTATTTCAGTAAATCTAATCCAACTAAAGTTGTGTATGAATTTTTTACAGCTTCTTCTATTTCTTTCTTTTCTGTATCTTTATCGTATAATGTTTCAAAATAGGCTCTTGTATCTATTTTTTCAATTTCTGTTGCTTTTGGAAGTTCCTTTTTTTCTAAAAAATCTTCCATTAATACCGTACCTATATAGTCTGTTGCCATATAGTAGGCATCTTCTAAATCACTACCACATGTCGCACCGCCTAAATCAGGAAAATGAACGCTATAGCCTTCTTTTTCTTTAGAAAAAATACTTGGGTACACTACATACATAATTATCCTCCTATTTTTGAAATGGGGAACAGGATTTATTTCAATCCTGCTTGTCTTAATATCGCTCTTTCGAGATTCTTATTAAGTTCCCCACTATGACAAGGCACTTCGGTTACCTTACCGGTATCGAAATTCTTAAATCTTTTATGAGAGCCTTTTCCACCTTTTATTTCGATGAAACCATTTCTCTTCAAAAATCTAATCATTTCTTTTGAATTCATTGGCATCCTTACCACCTCGAATATATTATACATCAAAATACGTATAAAGTCAACAATTTTTTTATCACAGTTATTATATTTAATTGTAATTGTCCTAAAAATAATCTATTTTTTCTTATTTCTGGCTTTTCGTCCTCTTTTCTTGCTAGAACTCTTACTACTTCTACCTTTTCTTCCTTTAGATTTAGCCTGTCTTTCGGCTTCTTTTTGCCGTTGTTCCTCTTTAGTTTGGGCAATCGCATTTTGTTCGGCATTTTCTCTTGCTCCAAGTTTCATAGCATTGATTTCACAAGTGTAGTCACCAGTTACATTATGCGTTACTTTATCTATTACATATTTACCTTCAAATTTTCCCCAGCTCTCATCTAGTTCTATTATTGCTCCAGCCAAGTATTTAGTATTTCCATCAACATTTAAAGTTATCTGATATTCCTGTTTCATATTTTCTTTCAATGTTTTTTTTGCTACTTTCTTGGCTGTACTTTTTCCTTTTGTCTTAACTTTTAAAGTTTTTTCTTTTTTACTTCTGCCCTTTTTACCTTCAGCTTTATTTTTTAACTTCTCTTTCGATTCCTTAACTGTTTTTCCTTTTTTGGAGGAATTTTTACTTCCTGATTTTTTACTTTTTTCCTTTTTAAAAGACGCGTAGCTCATTTTTACCTCTTATTTTTTCTTGGATTTAACCTTTTTACTAGACTTCTTATTTTTAGAAGATTTGCTACTGTTCTTTGATTTTTTATTTTCTGATGATTTTTCTTCTGAACTTTCAGTTGTAACTTGATTACGTTTTTCAAGCTCTTTTTTTGTAATAATTTCCTTAATAACTTTTTTCTTATCAGGATCATAATATGAAACTTCAACATTATCATAAATTTCCTTATTTTTCTTTTTCAAGCTGAAACTTCTGATTCTCTCATCATTAATATTAAAAATCTCAACAGTATCATTCTTTTCCATTTCTTCGTCATCAAAAATGATTATCTTGTCATCAGACACTTTCATATTCAGTCCTGTTTCCTTGACAACTCTGTTAATAAAAGCCAAATCTGTTTCTTGATTCTGATCTAGCCTTTCAAAAAACTCATCATCTGCATATATTTCCGCATTCATTTCATGCTTATCGGCAATCTGTGTAACAAGCTCTTTTAAAGTTATCCTTTCCCAAGCAACACTATTCTTTTGGTCTCTAATATTCTGGTCTAATGGTAAAGCTAAGCATTTCAAATTAAGTCTATTATTTTCAAAAGTTGGCTCATCTACATAAAAAGTTCCTAAATCCAAAAAATTAGTTTCATTTTCCTTTTCTTCGTGGATTCCTACAAGAAGCTGAGCATTTTCATCAGGATACCATTCTTTAAGCCAGCGATAATCCAAATTTTCAAGTTCCAGCTCCAAGTCATCTATTGCGTTCTTAGAGTTATCATTATAGTTTAGAGATGAAATAGAATGGGCTATCTCATCAGAAATATCAACTTTATTAAAAATAACAATTACTCTTATATTCCTAGCAAAAGCCACTTCTATTCACCTCTTTTCCAAGGCGGCAAACGCTCATCGTTATCATTTTCTTCATCAGTAATTTCAGGAATAATAATAGGAATATTGGCATCGAAAATGGCAATGTCAATTAATCTTAAATTGTTTCTTATCAAATCATGGAAGTACCCTTCACTTCCATAAACTTTGTAAGAAATTAAGTCCCAAGTGTCGCCTGAAACTGTTCTATACACTTTTACCTTTGCCATTATCCAAATGCCGTCCTTTCTCTTTTGTTTATATCTCCTGCTATTACTTTCCTTACAATTCTTTCGACTTCCGACGGATTTCCGCCATTTACATTTATAACGATTGAATAATTGTTTCCGCCATAAGAATTGCCACCTTTTAAATTGCTTACTCTGTCTTTTAGATTAGCCACTTTATCCCTCAAGGTGCTTCTAGTTTGAGAATTATTGAGTATTCTCGTACCTTTCGGAAGATTCAAAAGCATTTCACTTTCAGCTAGAAAGGCTGGTTTGCCTGGTATCTGAATTAATTCTGCCCCACGTTCTGCTACTGTTGTAAGTCCACCTTCAAAATAATTTGTTCCTGTCCATTTCTGTCCAAAAAGCCCTCCTATTAACGGTAAGCTTTGTGCTTTCTCTTTAATTACATTAAATTTATCTGTAAAGAATTTCACTACTCCATTCAGTATTCCTTTTACTCCTTCAATCATTCCTGAAAATCCACTTTTGATTCCGTCCCAGACTCCTATTGCGACAGTTTTTATTGCATTCCAAGCTGTAGAGAAAGTTGTCTGAACTCCAATCACGCCTGATTTTAATCCGTTCCACAATACTAACGCTGCCGCTTTGATTGCATTCCATACTGCTTTAGCTACAATACCTATCGTTTTAAATATCGCCTTCCATACTGCAACATATACTCTTATATACGCAGCAATTCCAGAAATAACAGCCATCACAACTGGTTTAATTCCTTGCCAGACTTGCTTTATAAAATTTCCTACAGCTCTAAAAATAGCATTTACTCCATTCCTGAACCATGAACACTTATTATAAAGTACTACTAAAATCACAACAACAGCTACTATAGCCGCTATTATTACTCCAACAGGATTTGCTAAAAACGCCGCTTTCATTGCTAGTCCTACAGCTTTAACCGCTCCAACTGCTTTTTGAGCTCCAGTTGCTAACAATTGCATTCCTTTAGTAACACCTTGCATTGCAAAATTACCTACAGCCTTAGCTCCTGTCCCAATAACTTTTGCACCTTTTACAGCACCACTTCCTACAACTTTAGCACCTTTAACTATTCCACTACCTGCTATTTTAGCTACTTTTCCTGTTGCCTGTACTCCTTTTACCAGTCCTTTTCCAAGTGTTTTTCCTATTTTTAATCCAGATTGTCCTAATTTTTTTAATCCGCTTCCAACTTTGGATAATGTTGGAAACGCTGTTTTAAATCCTTCTGCAAAACTTCCAGCCGCTTTAAATTTATCGAATATTAACATCCCTTTAGATATACCGCTAAACAAAGGAGCAAAACCTTTTGTCAATCCACCAAGTCCTATTTTAAATGCTGCAAATCCTGCCACTGATTTCATAATTCCCGCTGCTAATTGTGGATTTTTCTGAATAAATTGAGAAACTTTATCTATTAAAGGACTCAACTTTTCTAATGCTCCAGTAATTGTTGGCATTAAAGCATTACCTAGATCTCCCATCGAATTAACTACTTTGTTCTTAGCCATCAACATTTTATTCAAAGGAGTATCCATTCTCTTGTTGTATTCTACATTAACAGCATCCTTTCCAAATCCTACTTTTGCTTCTTTTAGATTTTTTTTAACCTTATCAAGATTATTTACCATATCTTGAACAGATGACTTCGCTTCCTCTCCAAAGATTGTAGAAATTAATGCTCCTTGTTCAGCTGGATTTGCTTCCTTTATTTTCTGAAGCACTCTCAAAATAGTACCTTCACCATCTCTCTGCATGTCTACAGCTAATTTATTGACATCTAATCCTATGCTTTTGAAAGCATTTGTTGCTTTTTTAGAAGTTGCACTACCTTTAGTTAAAGCTCCAAAGAAATTTTTAAGTCCTGTTGCAGCTTGTTCTGGAGTTTTATTAAAAGACACCAAAGTTGCTGATAATCCTAATAATGCTGAATTTGATACACCAGCTCCTTTTGCAATCCCGCCGACTCTACCTGATATTTCTGTCAATTCAGCTGCACGTGAAGCACTATGATCCGACATATGGTTGATAGCATTAGAATATGCAAACAACTCTTCCTTTCCTAAACCTAGTTGTTCTTTTGTCTTAGCTAAAAAATTTCCAGCTGCTGCTGCATCTATATCAAATGCAACAGCAATTTTATTTGCCTGTTCAGTATATTCTACTAAATCCTTTTCTTGTATTCCTGACTGTGCCAAAGCTCCAGCCATTTCAAACACTTTGGCTTGAGATAAAGCTGACCTTTCCGAAATATTTCTAAGTTTTCCATAATATTTTTCAGCACCGTCTACCATTTTTTTTAAATCAGCTTGACTTTCTTGGGTATCAAGAGCAATCTTTACAGGAACAGTTAAAGCTCCTGCTATTCCCAAACCTTGCTTCAGCTGTTTATCTCCAAAGTCTCTCATTTTCCCAACAGTTTCTTGTCTAGCATCGTATCTTTTTTGAGCTTCTTTCAGTTTGTTCATTTTTTCGATTTCTTTTTCAACTTCCTGAACCTTGCTTCTGTAGTTAGATAAACTAGCGCTTTCCGCTTCTATCTTACTTCTTGCAGCTTCAAACACATGTTGCTGTCGTTCTTTTTGCTTATTCAATTTTCCAACATTTTTTTCTGCCTGTTCTATTTCCTTAGCCAGTTGTTTATTACTACTTCCAGTTCTTTCATATTCGGCTTTCAATTTTTGCAAATGTTCAGCTGCTTTCTTATATTCTGAATTAATTTTATTTAATCCTTCACGAGCCTTATCCATATTTTGAAATGCTCTTTGTGCTTTTTCCATGCTTTTTATTTCTTTTTCAAATTCCTTGACTGATTTTGTTGTATTTTTTAAAGCATTTGCAACTTGACTCATCCCATTTATAGCACCAGCAACAGCTGCTCCCAAAACTATATTTAATTCTAAATTTTTAGCCACAGATACCCTCCTTTTCTCTTAAATATGGTATAATATATTAAATAAATCAAAGAGGTGAATTTTATGAAAATTAATAAGACAGATAAAAAATACACTCCGCTAGAAATAACTTTAATAATACTGTTTGGTATTATCGTATCTATTCCATCGCTATTTCTCTCGTTTATATTTCTATCATTCATGTTTGCTATAAATCCTGTAATTACGGTTATAGCTCTAATTATCGTTCTATTTAAATTTTTATCGATTTTCATTGGGGGAAATGACTAGTCCCCCTTTTTTTATTTGCTCTCTTCTTCCTGCCTCATCTTTTCTTCCTCAATCAATTTATTAGCTCTTGTTATCCAATAATCCAGCTCATCAAATGTGCATTTCATAAGCGTTTCATAACTAATATTCATTTTAAAATAGTTAAGTCCGCCCAACAAATCTGTGATCAAATCAAGGAAATCATCTGTTATTCCTCTATCGTTGGAGCTTCCTCCTCTGGAGTTCCCCAACCTTTTACTAAAAAATTTTTAGTCTGATTTACTACTTTCAAGAAGTCTTCAGCACCTAAAATTAATAGATGCCCATATTTAACCCCTGATGCCTTTTCAGCCACTGTTAATGCCCAAGCATCATCAAAATCTTTAAAGTTTTCAGCATTTGATTTCATTCTAGCTTTATAATTTTTAGAGCATTCCATTAAATCTGCTCCGTTTAAATCCTCCAGTTTTAAATCTATTTCTTTATATTTTTTGCTTCCTAATTCGTACTCTTTCGTTAATTTTATAATCATTCTTATCCTCCTTAAATATGCCCTAACAATTTTCTGACAATATTATTGTAATCACCATTTACACTAGCGATTCCGTTCAACACATCTATGTTAATAATTGTTTTACCATTTATCGTTAATTTATAATAAGTCAAACTCATATCAAATGAGCCTTCAAATTTTTTACCATTCTGAACTTTTGGTCCATCAAATTTCGTAATAAAACCTTTCATTGTAGCGTCTACTCCAGTTATTTTCGGAGAGTGCGTCATTCTATTTAATTCTTGCAACGCTCCAAGGCATTCAACCTGAATAGAATCGCTATTATTAAAGTTCAGCAATGTATCGTTCATGCTGTCCATTTTTATTTTTACAGACATTTTTTTATAGTGCCCAATTAACGGAGCTTCAAATTCTGCTGCCATTCCAAGCTGTTCTGTTGTTACCGTTGCATATTCAATGTTTGGAAGTTCAACTTCCCCGACACCTTCAAGATTGTTTGTTCCATTTATGTATAAATCGGCATCCACAATCGCCAAAGGTAATTTTGTCTTTGCCATTTCCTAATTCCTCCTATTTTCCTAAACTGTTTGCAAACTCTGTTAATGCGTCCACATCATATTTTTTCTTAAATGTTGCCGATTTCATCCCTGGGATAACTCCTAATTTAATAATCCAAGTAATATCGCCGTTCATAACATTAATTGCGTCATTATTTTCACTTGATAACGTTGCACTCGCACTTAACAAATCATTTCTAGCTACAATAGCATTCAATCTGATATTCATTGATTTTGTTACTGTTTCAACTAATTTTTTAGAGAATGTTTTATCCACTTTATCAAAATAACTTATAACCAATTCATTTCCCACATATTTAAGCATTCTACGAGTATTTATAAATTTGTCCTTTGGATCTGTTGCCATTGGATTAAGTGCAGTTTCAGTCCCCCAACAACGCCAGCCTTTGAAATTAATAGCCGTTACTACTCCGTTCTTGTTTAAAAAGTTAGCCTGCTGTTCCTTATCTAAAATTATTTCCTCAAGTTTTCCGTTTGGATTTTTCCAATACAAACTGTCACATTTGTACGCAAAGTTAGACGGCACCTGGGAGGGCACTCCATTTTTTTCGTTATCTACTGATAATGATAATGCACCATACTGAATAGACTGAATATATTTTTTTCCAGCCAGTCCCAACATTCCATATAATACAATTTGGTCATTCCCATTAATGTTATTATCGTCTTTCCATTTTGGAATTTGGTCATAGGGCTTGTCTATCGGTGCATTAACCAACGCAACTGCCTCAAACATATTCCCATTTATATTTTTAGCCTTTGTCTGTATAATAGCCGCAACTTCGCTATCACTTGAAAAATCAGGAATATCAATGAACGCTGGTAATTCGGAATATTTCAAGTAAACTTCGTCTAACAGTTCTAGCCCAGTTCTTTTCATTGTTGAAATATCATATCCGCCCAAAGCCTGTGCTTTTGTCACTTTTGACAAATCAATTTCTTCGTATTCAATATCAATTTTAGTTCCATTTGACGGCTTGGCATATATTTCAAGACCTTCATCCGTCCACATTGTTACAGCGTCCGAAATAACTTGGGATGTTGTGTTTTCTTTAACTACTAACGTGTCCGTTATTAATTTGTGGTTCGGAATAACAACTTTACCATTTGTTAAGCTCAAATCATTTTGAGTTTTTTTAGCTGTTTTATGTTTTTCGATATCCAGGATATTTACAACATAAAGCGGTGCTACTTTGTATAATTCAAAAAATACTTTTATCGCTTGTGAAATTGAAAAATCCAAGTCGTAAGTGTCCCCAAAATACTGAATAGATTCTTTATAAGTTCCTAATCTTACAATCTCATTTACTCTTCTGTTTTCTTTTTTTACTTTATTCATCGGTGCAGTCCCCACAATAAAATGCCCATAATCCAGCACTATCGGTAGTGATATGTCACTCGAAGTCTCAGTTTGATAAGTTCCGTGTTTATAACCCATTATTCAGCCTCCTCTCTTATTTGGTCTTTAATTTGCTGTGTTACTGTTTCAAGCAATTTTTCATTTTGTAATGCTTCACTAGCTTGATTAACATCCACCAAAGTTCTTTTCAATAGCGGATATTTCTCAAGTTTTGTTTCAATTACTTCATTGCTGTAGTAAATAACACCTTTTGTAAATCTAATATCTTTAAATTCCAGCGTATCTCCCAAATAAATATATTGCTTTTTATCTTCCATTATTCCTCCTTCAAAATTTCAGGCTCAACAGGATAATCCCAAACTGTAAATGTGATTCTTGAAAATATGAAATCTCCAAATTCGTCACAATATAAGTCATACTTAAATTCTTTATCTTCTCGTATCGCCCAGCCATTTTCATCATAAACTTTACCTAAAAGTTTTTTTCTAATTTCCTCACATCTATAAAGATTATCAATATAATCCTCATTTTTAGTACCAACTATTATTTCAAAAGTAGCATCACAATCATAGCTATCAATTCCTTCTATAACTTGCCTAGAATTTAATAATCTCAAAGTCACACAAGGAAAAAGTGGCTTCCTTTGTCCGCTATTTTTATCAATCTCACTATATCTCCTGATAGGCAATGCTCCACGAAATATTTGTATTTGAGATTTAGCTTCCTTAAATTCCTCACACAAAAAGTTATACAAATTTTTTTCAATTGCTTTAATACTCATGTCTTCTTTCTTCCACCTATTCCTAATAAAATTCTAGAAAGTTCATGAAAAAATCTTTCTTCAGTTTTTTTATTTATAAATTCTTCCAAATCAGGCAAAGAATTTGTAGGTCCCAACATTTGTGGGGCAGAAGGCCCATATTTTCTTTGAATTGGCAACCTTCCACTTCCTGCTCTTTCAGCTGCTGTAACAGGTGTTCGCCCTTGCCTAGTACTTGGATTTAATTGAAAATTATCTAATCCTAAATAACTTCCTCGTGAATGAATTTGTCCTATCAATTGATGCGGAAAGGCCTTTCTAACAGTTAAATTTTTCAATAATTCACCATATTTTACTGTATATGTTTTTGTTGCATTCCTTATCATTCGGGTTTTTGCCATGTTTGAAACTCTATTTATGGCAAGTGCAAATCCTCGATGCGCTTCTTCTGGAAATTCCTCAAACTTCTGTTCTATATTACTTAATAAAGTTTCATCAAATTCAACCGTAAACATCTGCATCAACCCCTAATAATCCGTGTATCTATACAAATCAAGTTCATACATACCAAAGTTCTCTTTACAGTTTGCAACTATCCATTCTTTATTGTCAAAATCTATCCTCATATTCCCATCAGGCTTATACTTCAAATATTTTTTATCAATAAATACTGTAATTCCTTCCTTGTAAAATCCACTTTCTATTGTTAATTTTCCACTAATTTCCTTTTCCTGAAAACTGTCCTCATCTGTCACGCAAATAACATCAATACCATTCAAATTATGTGTTTCTCCAAACTCTTCTGGATTTAAAAATACATTTTGTATATCATTTTCTAAAATATCTTTAAAATTCATTCTTTTTACCTACTTTTTCTTATTTTTATCCGCTTTAGATTCAGAATCTGACACTCCTGTTTCTTCTGGAATGTCATTTGTGTCTGCTTTTTTACTGTCTTTTTTCTCTATCAGTCCTCTATTGATACAATTTTCAATCACATCTTTTTCCAGTATTTGAACTTCTTCGCCGATATTTTGTATTTTTCCGTCATAAATAAACGATTCTTTAACTATATATACTGCCATCAACCATCACCTACTTAACTTTTAGAACTTTCAATGATTTTGTGTTTAAAGGAATTGTTACTGGTTTTGACATTGTACGAATTGTGATAGTATCATTTTCTTCCTTTGTGTAGGTTCTAGGGATTAAATCCCCTTCCAAAAGTCCATCTTTAATTGTACTTACAGCTCCAAATTTTACTAAGTTGCCTTTCGGTACAAATAAAGCTGTGTAATCTGGAATAATTGCTTTTGTTTTAGTTTGCTTTGTAGATTTATCCACATAATCGTAATATTCTTGATATTCAAAAACATCAATTCCTAATCCAGTCAATGTACCAATATAACTTGCACCATTTACACCCTCAACTTCAGGTCTTATACCCCCAAAATAAGCATTTCTAAGATTCATCATATTTTGTACAGCTTTATTATTAATAAATAATTCCGCAGCTAATGGGTCAAGAATTATGGCTTCTGGTCTAGTTCCTCCAGCTTTATTAATTTCGCTTAATACAGCCTTTATATCTTTAATTGGGTCAGAATTAGCATTGTCCCAAGTTGAAGCGACGGTTGTATGATGTTCCGTAGAAGAGTTATCATAATATTTGATTGTGTCTGATATTCCTTCTCCGTCGATTGTAGTTTGTAATTTATATAATGTTTCAGCTGCCATAGCCTCCCAACGTCTTGCAATCTGTTCGCTTTGTTCCTGCAAAGTTTCGGCAATTTTTTTCTGTCTTTTTGTATCAGGATCACTTTGTGAAAACGGATTTTCTCCTGGCAATCTTTCAAAGGTCAGTTCATCTGCATGAAACGTCTTTTTAGGAGCGACTGCATAAGGTTTGAATGTTCTTCCTGAAAATGTATCTTTTGGCATTTCCTCTCCGTCAACATATCTATCGACAAATGGAGCCATCAATCTTCTACCATTTTTAAATTCAATAGTTACTGTTTCAGTATCCAAATTTTCCCTATTTGCAAAAAACGTATCAAATAAAAATGTTCTTGGTCTCGGCATTGCCTCTGTTACTAAAAATAATGTTCTTAAACTCAAATCTAAATTCATACTCATTGTTATTCCTTACCTCCTAATGTTCTTAAATAAATATTTCTGTCGCTGCATAACTCAATTACTTTTTCTTTTGTTGCTGTACCGAAGTTTATTTTTTCAATATTAAATTCCCCTTCAGTATAAACAGTTGTTTTTGTTGGAGCTCCAGTTGCATCGGCAGCTCTTGTAACAATTCCAAATACTTTTCCAGTATCAGTTATTATTGCACCATCCTTATCCACAATATCTCCTCTTTTCACAGTTTTTCCGACCTGTAAAACAAGTTCTGCCACAACCAGTTCCTTTTTCCCAATAATCAAATGATCTGGTTCATTTGTATAATCATATTTCATATTTATTTACCACCTTTCTTAAAAAATGCTAAAATTTTATTTGCTGCTTTTTGCTCATCATTAACCCCATCATCATTACCTTTCAACATATTGTTAAGTGGTTTCCCTTCATCTTGTATCCTGTTAAGTTTATTTTGATTTTCCTGTTTCATTAAACTTACAATTTCCAACGCTAAATCTCTAGCATTTTTAGGCTCTTCAAATTTAGCTTTATTAACTACTTCATGGCTATACCCTAAATCCTCGATTTCCTGTATTCTTGTTCTTTCTTCCTTGATACCAATTTCTTTTCCTTCGTTTATGATTTCGGCATAAATATCAGGATATTGATTTTTAATTTCTTCTCTTGTCATTTTTTCACTTCCTTTTCCATTATTTTTTATATTTTTATCAACATTAAAGTTTTTAAACTCCGCCATATTAAATACCATATTGTTTGAAATAACCTTATTTTCTACAACTTGAATATCTGCATTTTCGATTATTTCATCA